TTATATGTAACTAATTACCTGATAATCAGGGTCTTGCTCAATCTTTCGGTACTCTTCACGGTAATGCTTGGCAATTTCTTTTCTGACGGCCACCGTCGTCTTGAAGATGTGCTGTGACTTCTCCCTGAGAATATCCAGGTGCGCTTCCCCCAGTATCATCCTTAACCAATCGTTAAATGCCAAAGGGTTCTCTGTAAAATGCCGGTGATGGTGGTGGCAAAGGCAGACCGCGTTCATCATGTCCCATCGCACCGCCTTGTTTCTGCGTCCGACAATATGGGCGCACTCATTGCTTTGCTGATTGCCGCAATAGAGGCAGTGCCTATCCCTGGCCCTGACGCACTTGCTGAACCACATATCTGCCGCGTCTCGCTTAACCGCCATTAGATCGCTTTCTCCATATTTTTGAAAAGTCGTTCCCTGCCAATAGCTTTATCGAAGTAAGTGCATTTTTCACAGAGCCAGCCATGTAGCTTGCCCTCGATGCACTTTAGGAAGATTGGACGCATCTCAATGTTGCACTTCTGGCACTTCATCCAGGGTAATTTCAATGTCATTCTCCGAGTAGAAAAGCGCAGTCTGCCATGCTTCGCAAAACTCCTGAATCACCATGTCCACGGTAACGCCCTCTGGAAAGGTGTCGGTATAGACCACGGTATGCGAAGCGTTAGAAATGTCAGTAATACACCCGCCAATAGTTTCCGGCAGGAAAACAACCATGCCCTGATTTTTCGGTAACTTGGCGGCTATGAGCATCATCATTATTTCCCCCACCTAGCCATGCGTATATCGCATCGGTATCTAGCAACCTCACCAAACTCCTTGTGAAGCACCATAGCGGTTATGTCTCGGCCTGAGCGGTAGCCTTTTCCAGCGTGCCAGGCATCTTTAGCGGCGAGCGTCCTGAAGCTCTCCACCGTACACCCTCTCAGCTCCGTTTTTCGTGAGTGGTGGATATGACCGACAAACCACATACGATGCTCAGTGGCTCCCCAGTCCTCTGGCTTATCCGTTGCCATCAGCTCGCCAAGGTCTGCGTGTTTCACCGTATCACCATGCGTCACTCCAATTAGGCATTTGCCGAACTTCACATAATGGAATTTCGACACCGTAGGCTGGATTGTAACTCTAGGCTCATTGGTAAAGTAAGCATCTAAAAACGCCGCCAGCATGACCGAGCTATGGTCATCGTGGTTGCCGATAGCGTTTATGACCTCGACCTCTGGGTACTTTTTGAGCGCCAGATGGATCATATCGACCATAATCATGCACCCGAGTTTTAAAACCCTGGCCCACCTTGAGTCCACATCAAGCTGGTGCTTGCTTCTGCTTGTTTGATTGCTTTGGTTGTCGGCGTGAAAAAAGTCGCCCAGGTTGCAGATCAGCGCCTTAGATGCGCTTGGGGTAGCCTCCAGCAACTTAGCTGATGCGTTGAGCAGGTCGTCCCTGGCGATGTCTGTGTCAAAGTCCTCGCCGCACTCCTCGGCCCAGGCATAAAGACCAATGTGCGGGTCTCCGATAGGAATAGCCACCATGACATCCTCAACAGGCTGTTTCTGCTTTGTCTGCTTGGTTACTTTGCCAACGCCCTTGTAGTCCTCAACCGCCTCCTCAATGGCCTGCCGTAGCGCCTTTAGCTTTTCCTCTTCTGCTAGCTTGGATTTAACCCATTGGCCAATTGCCTGGCCTTCATCGTTGTAGTATGTAGATACACCAGAAACAACAAACCCGTCTGGGACGGGTCTGGTCATATCGTGATCTGGGCTATATCCCCTTTTGGCGGCAAAATTTTGTACCGCTTTTATTCTGTCTCTCAGCGCAGTCCTTGTAATTCCGAGCTTTTCTGCCGCCGCTCTTTGACTTAGGCCGTCAACCAAAACTAGCGTTATGGCGTCCCTCTGAGCCTGTGTCTTGCAAAAATTAAGCAATTCTTTGTCCACACTAACCCCCTTTTAGTTTCATGTATTCAGAATCGGCAGGGCAGGTCAGCGTCACGCCATGATCCATTGCCCAATCTTGCACCTGATCCATGAAGAACAGCATTTCTCCTCGGTTTAGCCCACTGGTTTCTCTTACCTGGTCTTGAATTATTGTTTTGTTTATTTGTATAGATTCAGTCCCCAAGAACTTGTATTTTAACAGTAATTTGATTTTCGATTCAGTAACATCCGCACCCTTTGCCGCAAAGTGACTGGCCATTTCTCGGCACCACAAATGAAACAACGCATTCTGAGAAAGTGATCTTTTTGGGACAAACCTCGACACCTCCCATTGAACCGCTTGCTCCCAGTCCCATTCCTCATCAAGAAATTTCTTGAAAAACGCTATGCGTTCAACGAGTTGCTCTTTGCTTTTGACCAACCAAAACTCAGCCATTATGAGTGCCTCATCATCTGTATGAATGACCACAGCTCGGCGATATTGCTCAGTGACTCCGGCTCAATACAGCGCCCTTCGCCTTGGCCTAGATTCTTGATAACGACCGAAGAGTTAGCATTTTTGCGACTTATCCAGCCATCGATACGCATGACATCCTGCTGGTCGGTAGAGCAAACCAAAATCGCCGCATCCCAATTAAATGGCTTATTGCCTGCAAACAGCAATCTGCCCTTTTCGTAGAATGTCGCCTTGACTTGAAGGGATAGCTCCCTGGCTCCGGCGTTAATAAACAAGTCATTTCCTGAATCAACACCAAGCTCTGACGCACTAAACGGAATGTCAAAAACCTTTGCTACAGCAATCTCAGCCTTAATTCCTAGCAGGTCGACATCGTTATCTGTTCGAGTCTTATCAATCCGGTTGTTTTCGACTCCACTAGCCCTTGCAAGTTGCCACCTTAGAGCCGCCGCCTGCTCCGCTATCGCTATCTCACTGCGCTTCAGCCTAACTTTCATTGATCTCTCGCTCTATCATTAGGTCTATGTAGTGCCTGGCTTTGCGTAAGTCCTCAATGCCGCCCTTATCCCTCCACCTTGAGACATACTTGATTACAGCGTGTTCGCAAATGCCCAGGTCATTTTCCAGGGCGTACTCTAGCGGCTGAATCTTGAACTGCTTGTAATGACTGCCGCCAACTTGATGCTCCCAGCTACTCATATCCAGTCCATCCTGATCGGCTTGCCATGCTTCCCAAAGTAGAACGCCTGCCCTTTCGATTCATAGAGCTGAATCGTCCCCTCAAACGGAGCCTTCCTTTGCTTTGCCACGATTAGCTTGAGATCAGGCTCATTCTCTATTACATCCTGCTCTCGCTTATCCAAGGTCATCCCATATTCGATCTTGGTCTTGATGCGAGCGCGGCGCTTGTTGTGCCAGACAATCATCAGCAGATGCACCTGATCGACCAGGCTTGATGACCCCCGAACGTCAAAGCGTGTCGGGACATATTCATCGCCTCCGGTGTGCGGCTTCCTAACATGGTGGACAACGCAGATGTGGATTTGCATGGCAGAGGCCAAGCCAATGAGCTGGTTGAAAAACAACCGCTCACGCTCCGCGTCCTCCGTAACCCCTGTGAATTGCAGGTTATCCAGGGCGATAATTTTACATCCTCTGCGAGCCATCGCCACGACAGCCCCGAGGCACTGGATAGGCGTGACACCTCCCAGGACGCGATACCAATAGAATCGGTCTTGTATGTACTGCACGAATCGCTCGCCCAGTTGTCTTGCAGGGACATCCACTGCGGCGGCTTGCTTAGTCATTAACTTGGCCGTGTCAGCAATGTCCATCTCAAACGATGCCAGTCCCACTTTGACCTCCTGCGTAGCCCACAGTAGCAACTGGCTCAAGACCGTCGATTTCTTGTGGCCGTTTACCCCAGCAACCAGCGACACCTCGCCCATACGAAACCGCACCTTGTCGTGAGTCTGCGGCCAGGGAAAGCCCACTCCCGTTGTATGCACGTTCTGCTCTAGCCGATCAAGAAACTCATCCTGAAAGGCATCAATGCTGACTACATCGACATCCTCGACCTGGGCGTAAATGTCACGCAGGTCTGCGTCCGTAAAATCCTCGACTTCCTTCCTCGGTATATTCAAAGCACTAACTCCCCAAAATTGCTGTTGTTTTCATCCTCGTCTTCCCAGCGCCTACCATTCAGCCAGGTAGATGCCATTGGGATATACCGCTTATCTTCAGCAAAACTGTAACCCGTGACGCCCTCCAATGCCGCCTTTTGGTCTTTCGCGGATAGGTTCTTAAACGCTATCTCACTCTTTTTTTTGTTCTTGCTGGACGGGTATAAATCCCAGAACTCACGCCACCTCGACATATATGGTGGTTCATTTGATGGTTCATTGATGGTTAGAGTGCCTATATTGGGCCTTTCCTTCTGCCCTATATTGGGCCTTTCAATCGACCCAATATTGGAACTTCTGGAGATAGACCCAATATCGGTACTAATGAGCAATTCGTAAACAGTCGATTGGGAGTAGCGGCGGGTCTTTTGTATCAATCCCAGCTCCTCCAATTTCTTGAGCGCCGTCACGACGCTTTTACGATTTGCACAGCTACGCTCGCAAATGTCCTCATAGGACGGCCAGCACTTGTTTTCCTCGTTGGCTCGGTCAGCCAGGGCGATAAGTATGGCTTTCTGCGTGCTTGTGATGCCGCTCACGGAATTAAGCGCCCAATTAATTGCCGCAATCGACATTAGGCGTTCCGAGCGTAGAAATCGGCCTCGGTGATTAACCCCACCCAGTCCTTGTCATTCATGTCCTTTAGGGCTTTATCGCTTGGCAATGGCTTTAACGCCTCGCGTTTAACGCTGGCCGCAAAACCGTTCGCTTTGCCACCACGCTTGAGAGCCAATTTGTACCGCTCTTTATCCTCGGCAGTCATCGGCTTCTTATTGCGTCTTGCGTCCTCTGCAAGCTCCACCACGAAATCATCCAGGCGATCCGACCGCCGATAATCGACAGACTGGTAACGCTCGCCAGGCGGCATAAGAGCGCCCCAATTAAGACCAATGGCCGTGAGAACATCTAACGCACCACATCCGGCGTGGCACTTAATCAGAACGCGCTCATCAGCCAGCTCGGTAATCTTTAAAGATGGTGAGCCATCATTGTGAGCTGGACAGCAGGCCATCCATACGCCGTCACCCACGGCTCGGTATTTGTTCAAACGCTCAAGAATTTCTTTGGCAGACATAGCCCCCTCCGGTCTGTATAATTACAGGCGCAATCCCCTCGGTTGCACCTCCCTTTTTAGCCCCCATCACTGGGGGCTTTTTTCGTTAATGAAATCCGAGAAGCTAATTCCCAGGGCTTCGCATAGTGCCATAGCCGTACTGACCCGCATATCGCTCTGTCGTCGCCACCGGCTTATTTGCTGGGGCGGCTTGCTCATACGGTTGGCCAGCTCAATGCTTGTGATGCCCTGGCGACGTTGCTCCTCGCGCAGTCGGCTTCCTAGATTCAAAACGGTATATCCTCTTTTGCTTTGTTGCCCTCAGAACGTCCCTCGGGCTTCCAATTGTCGATGACTGCGTAGCCCTTGCCAGCCTTCGATACCTTCATGTCCATATTGATCCACTCGGTATCGGGGTTCTGCTTCAGGTAGCCTTGCATCCAGTCACGGAACTGCGCCACGTTGATGCTAGCCTTGCCGATCACAAAGCTCGGCGCGTTATCGTTTTTGGGCTTAGGATACAGCCCTCCAATCATGTCATCCATTGATGACCTCCTTTCTGGCCTGGTTTACTTCATCTGAGCGCAAATACGCTCTCTCCTCGGTAGTGAATACACCACCCTTGGTTGGAGCCATCCAAAGTGCGTGCTTTGCATCTTCGTCCAGCTCCAGCCATCCCTCTGCAAACATGAACGGGTCTTTGCTCTCAAAAGCCTCTTTCATGTATGCAATGCTTTTCCAGTTTTCCCTCGCGGCCTTGTTATGGGCCATCAGCTCGTCAAGATTTTCTTGAAGCTCGTTGCGCTTCTTGCCCTGCTCCGTAAAGTCGTCAGCCTCATCCTCGGCGTAGACCTCGCCATGCACACCAATGAGCTTCAGGATTACGCGGTCTTTGGCACGCTTCTCAGCCATCGCACAGAAATACTTATTGTGGCTTGTCGCCGCTGAAGCCTCCCCGATTGACCATTCTGCCACATCACCTAGGAAGCCTGTAACGCACAACGCCACGAAATCAGGAGAAACGTGCATAATCTGCGGCTCATCGAACTGAATATCTAGCCTTGCGGCAATGCGCTCCAGGGCAAAATGCTTGACCGCCCACATTCCTTTGCGAACTTCCCAGCAGGCTGTGTCCCTGGTCATGCCCAGCTCTTTCAAAATAGCTTTTACCTTCTCCGGTATGTCAGACACGG